ATAACCGGGGGTATCGTTACACTCATTATACATATGAAAACACATTTTGTCAAGTACTATCGAAATTAATTTTAAAAAGCAATATAAAGCTTGACAAACTGGTAAATGAAGTATATAATAAAGAACATGTCTTACTTACCGGAAAAGAAAAGAAACTTAACAGAAAAGCAACAATCTTTCTTAGATAACCTTGTGGAAACACAGGGCGATTTTAAAAAGTCAGCTAAACTTGCAGGATACTCAGGCAATCACTATCAAATCTTAAAATCACTTAAACATGAAGTAGTAGATTTAGCCTCGGATGTACTTGCTAGGGAAGCTCCAACTGCTGCTTTTAAGTTAATTGAAGTACTTAATTCAGATAGACCTGTGCCTCAAGCTAATTATAAGCTACAAGCTGCACAAACTATACTGGATAGAGCTGGTGTAGTTAAGACAGATAGAGTTCAAGTTGACCATAATGTTAACGGTGGTATTTTTATATTACCAGAAAAACATACGGTAGACTTAAAGCAGACAACAGAAGGTGTCTATGAAGATATTTCTGAATGATGTATGGGAGTTTTGTAAAGCTTATCCCGGTTGGGCTGCTATTTTTTTCTTTTGTGGTTGGCTACTAGGCTTAACGATAAGAGGATGAAACAGTTGAAAGTATTTCTCACAGAATTAATTATGGATGGCAGAAAATTTGCCGGACCTAATATTATTGCGGAGAATATGGACACAGCTATAGAAGCTGCAGAACAAAACGGATTAGAGCTAGTTGGTGAGTTAGATACAATAATAGTTGATAACTTTGGTAACTCTCACTATACTGAACTTTCGTTAAACGAAACTTTACATTAGAATAATAATTGCATAATGAGTAAACAAATAGGAAGTGACGAAAAACCTTTTATGTTTAGGAAAAGCATTTATGGTAAATCTGCAGGGAAAGGTGCAAGACCTAGACCCGGAGCTTACTCACAACAATACAAAGATAACTGGGAAGTGATTTTTGGTAAAAAATCGGAGAAAAAAAATGATAAAACAGAAGATTAACTTAGTTGCTGACTGGCTACTGAGTGTGCGTAAGAGGCTTTCTGAGACACTTAAACTGTGGAAAAACTGGTGTTCTCAGAAGGTCCAGCATTTTCGTAATTGGATAAAGTCTAGTAGAATTAATAAAATGATAAGGAAATTTATTGGTGGCAAACAAACGACTAAAAAACCAGCTAAGAAGAAGACAGCAGCAAAGAAGAAGACTACAGCAACCAAGAAGAAATAAATGCCTACCAAGCTCAAGCCCTCTGTTAAAAGATATGACAGAAGAACAGGACTGACTAGTATTGAGCATTATTATATAAAGAACATAAAAAAAGAAGACCTCTTTAAAGAATTAAACTCTAGTAATATCAAACCTAAATTAAGACAAAAGATTTATAACGAATTAAGACGTAGAGACAAATATGACATATGAATATATTAGACGAGCTTCTTCCACCGTTCCATTTGGGTATGAGTTAGTTGATGAATCAAGTACATATTTAAAACCTATCGAAGAAGAACTAGACTCACTACAAATAGCTGAGAACATGGTAGTCAACGAAGAAGTTTCTCTCCAAGCTGCTTGTGATTGGTTAGAATACAAAACAGGCAGAAAAATTTCAAGTCCGGGCTTAAAGAAACATATAGATAAAAAATATGGATTACGAAGCGAAAGACTGGGAAATTAACCCTCATCTTTATTTACAAGATAGCGAAGGCAATTTTGTAAAAAACAAAGATGGCACACCTAGAAAAAGAGGTGGTAGACCTAAAAAAGACGCAGAATCTGCAGCTCGTAGTACGATTACTCGTAAACAAAAGAACATTCAAAAACTTGAAGAGAAGCTACAAAACGCTAAGAAATCTTTCAAGAAACAAAAAGATACCCTCAAAAAATTAGATAATACAAAAGAAGGAGTGGTTAGTCCTGAAGATTTGGACACCCTTCCGAAAGCTGTTAAAGAACAGCTAGACCAACACAACGTATTATTCCATCCAAACGAAGGACCACAAACAGACTTTCTTGCTGCTGGTGAGAAAGATGTACTCTATGGTGGAGCTGCTGGAGGTGGGAAGTCTTATGCGATGATTGTTGACCCACTACGCTATGCCCATAAAAAAGCTCATCGTGCTTTAATACTAAGAAGGTCTATGCCAGAACTTCGTGAGATGATTGATAAAAGCAGAGAACTGTATCCTCAAGCGTTCCCGGGTGCTAAGTTTAGAGAGGTAGAAAAACTTTGGAACTTTCCATCTGGTGCAAAGGTAGAGTTCGGCTTCCTTGAGAGAGATGCTGATGTTTATAGATATCAAGGACAAGCATACTCTTGGATAGGTTTTGATGAAATAACGCATTTACCCACAGAGTTTAGTTGGAATTATCTAGCTTCTCGTCTTAGAACCACAGACCCCGAAATACAAACTTACCTTCGTTGTACCGCTAACCCCGGAGGAGTTGGTTCACATTGGGTAAAGAAAAGATATATAGAACCATCTGAACACAACACAAGTTTTGAAGGTAAAGATGGATTAAGTCGAAAGTTTATACCTGCGAAGTTAGCCGATAATCCCTACTTATCTAAAGACGGTATATATGAGCAAATGCTTAAATCATTACCACCTATTCAACGTAGACAACTACTTGAAGGTAACTGGGATGTGGCTGAAGGAGCAGCTTTTGTGGAATTTGACCCTAACTCACACGTAATTACACCATTTGAGTTGCCAATTACTTGGGAAAGAACAAAAGCAGTTGACTACGGATACGCTGCAGAAAGCTGTTGTTTATGGGGAATAGTGGATATAAATGACGGAACTTTAATAATTTATCGAGAATTATACAAAAAAGGCTTGACAGGAGAGGAATTAGGTAGTATAATAACAGATATGGAAATGGAAGACCCATTTTCAGTAAATGGTGTATTGGATACTTCAGCATGGGCACGAACAGGAACAACTGGTCCAACTGTCGGAGAAGCCTTAATAAAGGCTGGTCATAAATTAAGACGAGCAGATAAGAATAGAATACAAGGTAAAATTCAAATACACGAGTATTTAAAAATTAAAGAGAACGGTAGACCTAGATTACAGATATTTAACACGTGTCAAAATCTAATTAGAGAATTGCAGTCTATACCTCTCTCAACAAAGAATCCAGAAGATGTGGACACACATGCTTCGGACCACGCATATGATGCGTTAAGATATATGATAATGGGCAGACCTAGAATAGAAAGTCCGTTAGAACGAATCAGGGGATTGAAGCGAGAAATATATAAACCTTCTGATTCTAAATTTGGATATTAAAAGGTATGGCACAAAATGATAATACATTTCTAAATGCTGACTCTATCTATGAAGAAATAGAAGGCGAGTCTGGAGTTAAACTAAGTTTAGAAGAAGACCAGCAAAGAAATCTAATTGGTATTATTAAAGGGCGTTATGCTCAAGCAGAATCCGCCAGACAGACAGACGAAAGACGCTGGTTAAAATCTTACGAAAACTACAGAGGTCTTTATAGTAAATCAATTAAATTTAGAGAATCTGAAAAATCTCGTATCTTTGTAAAGATTACTAAAACAAAAGTACTCGCAGCCTTTGGTCAGTTAGTAGATGTTATTTTTGGAACAGGAAAATTTCCAATAGGAGTCCAAGAAACTAAAATACCAGAAGGCGAAACGGATTTTGCTCATCTAGATATTAATAATCCCACTCCTAGTTTAGAGACATCTGAACCGCAAGAGATAAACGGAAACTCAGTAGAGTATAAAAGTCCTTATGATGTTGGTTACGAAGGAGATGGCAAAGTCTTAAAAGCTGGAGCTACTTTATATAACGGAATATTTGAAGATAGCCTTGAAGACCAAGCTGAAGAAGCTGGAATACTAACAGATGGTACAAGCCCTGACCCACAAGCGATTGAATTATCTCCTGCACAAAGGGCTGCAAGGAGAATGGAAAAATTAATACATGACCAAATTGAAGAATCAAACGGTTCTTCTGAAATACGAAATGCTCTTTTAGAATCCGCTTTACTAGGTACAGGGATTGTAAAAGGACCATTTAACTTTAACAAAAAACTTCATAAATGGGATAAAGATGAAGAAGGTAACAGAACTTATAACCCATTAGAGGTTAGAGTACCTAGAATTGAGTTTGTAAGTTGTTGGGATTTTTATCCTGATCCCGGTGCTACC